GAATTCTATAACTTTTTGTATGGCAGAATAGTATCAAAAATCTCGTCCGATAGAACCGTCTCCGACGTCTTCTCTTCGACAAATATTAGCACTTATCTGTCTTCTATTGGCTTAGAGGGCAGTGCCAAAACATACCCCAGTGAGAGGAAGGTAGACGAAATGGAAGAAAAGCAGATCTTTATTACATCGCAGGCTGGTGAGCAGCAACAGACTCCATGGCTTACACTTCGCGACATCGGTGTTGTGGCGAAGTCGTGGGGATATGCATCCACAGATTTGATTACAGGGCTCTCCGAAATTAAAGATGGGATGGTAACACTCCTGGGTACTCTCATTGTAGAGTCTGCCATCGGTCACAAGAAAAATAGTATTCGCGAGCGATACTCCTATTGGGCATCATTTATTTGCATTCTGATATCGCTTATGATCTTTCTTCCACTATCTAGTTACCTCGCTGTTCTATACATCATGATAGCGCTAGTGTTGAATCCTTATGAATTATATTTTGCCATGTCGCGCATAGTCGCAAATGGCAAGTGGAACACAGCACAATTGACAATCAACGAAGGCATGTGCAAAGTACATGATGCCCTTTTTGGTAGGGAAGAGCCGAGGATCTCAGACGCGCGGGCACGACGCATATTCCAAACGATAGTAGGACTTGCTGGTGTAGTGGGGATTGCAGCGACAGGAATGGCTGCCTATCGTATGTTCACAAAGGTAAGTCATCTCCTATCGTAAAACTTGACGAACAGGCTGGACATCCTGTAACAAAAGACAATAAGGAATTGTCCCGAGATATACAGAAATGGGAGGAATTCATGGAGGCTGGTCACGTTATCAAGAGGAAGAAAGACAGAATTTCAGCACATTGGAACTTGGAAATGGGAATTCCTAGGCCCATTCATACTTCTGACGCATTGGGACTGTATACATCGATAAGCAAAAACTTGCGCAAAGTTACTATCCCCTTAAAATCGGATGTTACGCGTCATACCCATTTATTGGGTTTGCGCGGAAATTTTGCCATTATCAACAGTCATTTCTTTGAGGGGGTGACAGAGCCATGGTGTATCGCCGTAGAGCATTCCGGCCGCGGCATGACTTCGGGCAATGTCGCCAGGAGCAAGTTGTATAAGCGTGATCTAGTTAAGTTGAGCGAAGATTTGTCTTTATTAGCAGTTTCTGATATCTTGTTTAGGGACATCACGATGCACATTCGCGATGGACCGATCCTGGAACTTGGTAAGGCGGTCATAGACCATCGTCTTGTAACATTTAGT